ATTTTAAGCAATTAATTCCTCCGCTGTTATTGTATGTCCTACATAACGGTGCTTGATTACATAATCTCTTACGTATTCAGGACCATTCTGTCTTCCCGCCAAGATAATAACCCAGCGTGGCTCAAACTTTAGTTCAATACAGCTGGCACACAAAAACAAAGTAGTTCCTTGAATCAACGCTGATTTGGTTGGCTCTAGATTAGCCTTTTGCTTATTGCAAGAGTAACAGTTCATTCAGTTTCTTCCGTTTCATCAATATATCCGACACCAATTTCATCTACCACGATATACTCATCATTTGGTATCTCAATTGTGTATTTAATTCCGCCATCATAATATTCAATTAGTGATGACCAAGCACCATACTGAACAATAGTTCCGTATATACCCTCGTCTGGGATATAAACAAACTCTATTGTATCCTCATGATCCTCATTGTTTGCCATTGGATGCAACTCCTTCTATCTCACACGCAGTACCATATGAAATAATAAGTTGTCTTAGCAACAACAAGTATTCCATCAACTGCATTCTTTGACTTTCGTTATACTCCATGACATTTTCTTCATACACGGTTAAAGCAAGATAATTAGGTCTTGCTCTTACATCTAGCTTGAGATTTTTTACAGGACATTTTACTTCCCGTATTTTCTTAGCCATCTCAACCGTGTATTTTATTTTTGCCATGAATACTCTTTAGTCTTTTCCAGATTTCAGCAGTCTTATGGGAATTATGTTGTTTATCTGGTCTACCAAGATCCATATAAACCCCGCCCCATACACCCTTTTCTTTATTCTTAACGCCTTGTTCGTAACAAATCTTAATAACAGGACATGACAAACACATCTCGTCAACTTGTTTTGCAGCTTCTTTATCAGCTTCATACAAGTCATAAAACCAGTCAAAGTCTGGTCTAGTTGTCATGCCGTTGCATACAGCAAGGTGATACCATTGAAGGTCTTCCTTGTCTATGCCTAAGAAATTATACGAACTTGGCATACTTCTCGCTTAGTTCCCAAGTGCCATTTGACTTCAATTCATAACGATTTGAATATCCCCACTTATTATTTCTATACAAACCATTTGGTTGCATAAAGCCGTTGTTGCTTGGAGACCATTTTACAATAGTCCAGCCATCCCAAAAGAAACCTTGAGACTTATTCTTTTCTACAAAATTGTGTGCTTCAGTGTAATCTAATGTTATCTTAGCCATTGTTTTCTACTCCAAATAGTTGACGCCAGTTTACAAACTTATATTTTTCGCCTTGATTATCTTCAATCTCTGTTGCATTGCCTTCATTGTAAATTACAATTTGACCAATTTCTAGTGGGATTGTGTGATTTTTTCCTTCTTGATCCCGCTCGCCTGGTCCTAGATTAATGATTTCTCCACGCTTTAGCTCTGAATCTTGAAATGTTGCTGCGATAACTAAACCAGACTTGGTACGCTTGTCCTGTTGCTCTATTTCTTTAACTAGAACAAGTCCGCCTAGTGGTTCAATATTTGTCATTGATTTCCTTTGTTAGTAGGGATATTTATACTATTGTATCAGTTTTACAAGGGCTATGTCAAGCTTATTCTTTAATATATCTGAAAGGAATTTGATATGTTTCAAGAAGCTTAACACATTGTCTGTTTCTGGGGCAATCCCCGAAAACAAGAGCAAAGTCAGGCATAGATTCAATCATTGTAACATCAGAGTATGATGTACGATCTCTAACTAATTCTTCTTTGATTCTATATCCTTTTTGTCTCAGAAATCTTTCGGTTTTGCCTATGTATTCCGTAACCATATTTTCAGCACCTTGCAAACCCTTATGTACAAAAATATACTCTGTATCATCAGGATAAAAATGCTTACGGTCATCAATTAATACTGTAAGTTGACGGATTAAATCATTATAATCCCGCCAATTTTTGTCTCCAAAAATTAATACTCTCATGTTTTCCTTTCTAAATACACAAGGACGGGGTTACCGTCCTTGCATACATATATACGTATATACAATATATTACTTGAGATTGATTGGTGCGAAAGCTCCACCCCATACTGACTTCTTAATTTCAGTTTGTGGTTCTACTTGTGCATCAACTGACTTTTCTACAGTCTCATCATCTGCTGATGTTTCTGATACTTCATCTTCTGCTGCTGCCTTTTCAACCTTGTCATCTTCCTTAGCTTCGTCAGCCTTATCCATGTTGCACATGTGCATAACTGCTTGATTGCAATCTGGGCAAGTCATTCCAGCCTTGTAGATTCCTGCACCATTTGTTGATACATCTGGCACGTTGTGTGGAGCTGCTGATGGAGAAACGTCACCCTCTGGGCGAGTTTCTTGATCAATAATTGCAACTGCATCTGGACGAGTTGCATTAGGAAGATCCTTTTGTACTGCGATTGTTCCCTGTGGATCTGGTTCTGTTGTATTTGACACTATGTTACCTCCTATTCCATTTGTTGTATTTGATATCATTTGATCTGTGTTAGCACTTTGTCTAACATAGTTCTCAACGGTTCTCTCATCCCGCTCTTGGTCTACTGAAGAAGAGGTTCCGATTGCCTTTTCAAAAGCATCTTTAACATCATCAATAAACTTAGTAATGCTCCATTCTTCTGGAAGCATCTTTGTTGCACCTAAAGCACGTGCTCTAGAAATTATATGAGCTTTTGCTTTAGCATAATCTTTTGCACGACCTATAGCTTGAATGGCGTTATGTAAGTCAGTTGTATTTTCAATAGGAAAAGAACCGTCTGGCATAGCGTGACCTTTGTCAGCTAATTCCTTACGCTTCTTGTCAGAGAATTCTCTTTTTTCTACAAAATCCATCTTACTTTGACCCCGCCTCTGTAGTCGTGATGTTCCCTCCAGCGTATTGTGGAGTGGTCATTGAAACATCACGCCCCGTGAAAGGGCTTCCGACGTTCACTGTACCTGGGTTGTTAACACCTAGATCTGTCTTTGCATCAGAACGAAGACCTGCTTCTGGTCCTGCTTGCTCGGTTACTGGTGTTGCTGAAGCTGGTTGTTGAATGCCACCCTCAGTTCCTTGTTGGTTGTTATCCATATTTAAATCACCACCTTATTTGTATTAGTTTAGAATTCTTCTTCATCAAAAGCATCCATGTCAAATCCAGCTTGAATAAGAGCATTTCTACCTTCTTCAGATACTGCAATTTGAGCGTTTAGATCTTCATCATAAGAGACTTCAATCAAACCCTTTTGATACAAATCAAGTAAAACTTGGTCCATATCATCTAGCATTGCTTGATGTAGCTCTGGCATAACCTCTTCCAGAATCTCCATGTCAAACTTATAAATTGGTTCCCCGTCATCTGCTATCCCGTCAAGAGTTGCTGCACCTTCTGATACCAGATAGTTCATCAATTCTTGATGCTCTTCATTTGTAGGGTCGTATTCCAATTTACCACTTCCTCGGTACTATTATACATCAGTTGTGCCCCTAGCAGGAATTGAACCTGCGACACATGGCTTAGAAGTCCATTGTTCTATCCACTGAACTACAGGGGCAAATACAAAAGGTCACTTGCGTGACCCTTGTAATATCTTATATCAGTATTATACTAGTTCTGTAGGGTTGCTGTCAATTGCCACTGCCAGAATTTATGTGCCTCTTGACGTCCCGCAATAAAGTTACAAATTCCTTGTTCATCTAATGCGTTGGCAACATCGTATGTGTGCTTTAGCTGATCCATCACAATATAATTAGTGTTAACTAATTCTTGAATCATTTGACGGGCATTAAGATTTTCTGAATCATTAATCTCTAACTCAGGACTAAGCTCTGTCCAAGACTTTAAGCCAAATGGAGCTTTTGCACCCAACTTTCTGATATTCTCTGCAATTGGATCAATAGACTCATATAGGTCTTTGTAAATCTTTAGAAAAAACTTGTGATATTGTGGAAAATTCTCACCTTCAACATTCCAGTGATACCCATGTGCTTGAACATAATGCTTAACCACCATTGATTTTAGCACTTTTAGCTCTTGGATTAAATCTTCATTTGTCGCCATTTTTTAGATTCCTTATCTCTTGGATTTGTTGATCCTCATGACGCATCATTTCTATCAAAATATCTTCGTCCTTTTTATTTGGATCATTGTGTGTATACAAAGCCTGAACAGTTTTCTTATCTTCCATTCTTTGTGCACCCTCGCCCATCATTATGAATAACATAGCAATTGGGATTAAAATACCAACTGGAATATCTGGCCAATATTTCATTGCATTTAGACTTAAAGCAGATAGATACCCAGTTATTCTAGCAGGGTACTTCTGTATATAAAATGATAAATTAGACCAAAATTTTCTCATGGTTTAATTATACATTACTTTGATACTTTAGCGTATCCCGTCTTTTTCTTATTCATTGAGCCTGGCTTCTTTGTGCCTGGTTCCATATTCTTAATGCGAATTTCTAAGGCTTTCTTAATCTTTTCTTGGTTATGCTTGCTTCCCATATTTATCCTTTGTTAGAAACCCCGCCCAGTACGAGCGGGGTCCTTTAATTATACCTTACTTGATCTTGATTTGTCTAGGCTTAGCCTCGTCTGGAATTTCCCGTTCAATTTTGACGGAAAGCAATCCATTTTCAAGTGAAGCAGACTTAACAATCATATACTCACCAAGGGTGAATGTCTGTGTGAAATTACGTCCAGCAATACCCTTGTGTAGGTAATCTGCTTTATCATCATTTTCACGTTCACTCTTGATAATCAATGTGTCTTTATCTACTGTTACATCAATATCTTCACGCTCATATCCCGCAACTGCTAACTCAACAACATAGTTGTCTGAGTCAATCTTTTTTACGTTATATGGGGGGAATGAAGATGTTGTCTTCTTATTTGTTTCCCACCGTACAAATTGATCATTAAAACCTAGGAAAAACGGGTCATTAAAAATGGCTTCAATTTGTGCAAATGGATTTGTTTTATATGTTAGGTTTGTCATACTTAGCTCCTTTTCAGCAAGTTAGTTAAATTCAGGACCCCGAAGGCATCCTGTGTATATATTATATCAAAAATGCTAGTTTATTGTCAACCCGCCATTTTGCCAAAACTCAAGGGTTTTATCTCTTGCTTCTTGATGTATATTCCTGTGGCCTGGGTTTACATCTGCTTGTGTTTCAAGGCTTATAGTAAATAATGGAGCCGAATATGAATCATAGTTTCTATATAGAAAATGATCTGCCAAAGGGTTGTCTGGTAAATCATATTTTCCATCTAAGTTTATCAAATCTTTAGTAACTTTTTCAGCAAGTTTTCTACTTACAAGATATATGCCATTACCAAAATCATTAGTATTCCATTTATGGATAGAAGAATCCATACCAGAATTTATAATAGAAAGTTGAAAAAGATCATAATCAAAATCAATATTATTAATAAATTCTTGCCATGTGAACTTCCAATATTCTACTGTTTCAAAAGAAAGGTCATCTTCCATAATAATTGCATATTGTGTGTCACTTGTTTCATACCAATGCTTTATTGTTTTTAGATGTGACAAGGTACATGCAAGTTCATTATTTCTTATTGAATGTGGTCTAGTGACATACTGCATTAAATCTTCCGTGCTTCCATCAATAGCTTCAATAATTGTGTAACCTTTTACATTATATTTTTCAAAATTTTTAATGCAATTAGCAAGTCTATCTGGTCTTCTTTTTAAATTTATTAAATAGACTGGACCAAAATTATCAAGCTTGTTTGACATTATTGATTGCTACGACCTTTAGGGCTAGAAGAATTACCGTAACCTACATTTGGTTTACCATCATTTTGTGGAGGAGAGTTGTATGTAGATTTCCATCCATTGTCCCCGCCCTGCAACCCAAGAACTGGTGCGAAAGATCCGTTCCAAAAATTCAATGAACCAATACCTTCTTGTTCATTTTGCTTAGTTTGATCACCCTTGGTCAAATCTGGTTCATTTACTGCTATAGCATCCATGGCTGCTTGGGCATGTTCTTTGGTTGTATAGCAACCAATAACTTGTCCCGATCCAGCTTTCAGTACAGCATATCCACCCTGACAATCGGGTACATTAAACTCAATTTTAAATCCTGGTCCACCAGAGAGCCGTTCTGCTCCCGCTGATTCTTTTTTAATTTTTGTACTTCCCTCCACGGCGTTTGTATTCTTGAACAACCCAACCGTTAGCATATGCCGAAGGATATACATCAAACTTTTTCTTTGCTGCAGCTACAACTCTTGCATACAAATCTTTATCTGCTGGCTCACCTTTTCTATGTGAAATAACATCTTTATATTTGTCATTCTTTTTTTCAATTACAGAATCAAATGTTGGTGAAAATGCTCCAGCCCAAATTTCTTTTTCAACTTTATTTTCTCTTTCTACAATAGCACGAGACCACGCATATCCTGCATCCCCGCCCCATGCATACCACATTACCTTGCCATGTGATGGCTTATCCCATTCCTTGCCCTTTTTATCAACTTCATGGCGGGAAAAGAAAGAATACATACGCTTTACAGTGTCAAGAGACAATGATTCACCATTTACAATCTGATGTGCACGGGTCCAACCAACGTTAGTTCCTGCACCATTTGCTTTGCCTTCTTCTTTCCATTTAATGGCTTTTGCTGCTGCAGATTTCATTCCTGCTGTTGGCTTATATCCGCCATCTGCTTTTACAATTTCTTCATTCATTTCTTTATCCCCTTGATTTTCTTTAACATTTCTATCAATTATAACATGATCAACTCCAGGCATGTTGCAGCCACAAGTCATGCATTTATTTATATTATCTGACATTATCCACCCACCGAAGCTTTAGTATAACGAACAACAACAACTCCAGAACCACCGCTACCTGATGATGCATAATAATAAGAATATGGTGCACCGCCTCCGCCTGAGCCAGTGTTGCTTGCTCCAGAACCACCGCTACCGCCATAACCAGTTCCGCCACCGCCACCACCAGAACCTCCTGACCCTGAACCTAAATTATAAGTAGAGGTTCCACCACCACCGCCACCAACATATCCACCTACACCTAGGCCAGCTCCAGAAATCCAATCAGATGGTTGGTTTGTACCAGGTCCGCCGTTTGTATCTCCGTAAAAAGCATCATAATAATGATATCCTCCTGTTATATCTGAAGAGCTACCACCTAGACCAGCCCCACCAGATCCACCGCCACCGCCACCGTAGTTTCTTCCAGCACCTGCTGGGTATACAACACCATTTATATTAGCTCCTGCGTTTCCGCCATTTGCACCTTGTGCACCTTTGCCATAGTCTGAAGTGTATCCCTGAGAAGATGTAAATCCAGCATCGCCCCAATAAGTTGTTGTAAATCCTGAATTGCTTCCGTCGTTTCCATTTCCTCCATATGGGCCATATGCTTGAGATTCACCAACGCCGCTTCCGCCAGCTCCTACAAGTATGGAGTATGCTCTTGGGCTTGCAGTATATGAATAAACACTCATTCCACCAGCACCGCCACCGCCGTAGTTATTTCCACCACCGCAAGCTCCGCTACCTCCTCCACCTACCAACATAACCTGAAGGTTTATAGATTGATCTTGAACAACTAAGTAATCGGAATTATTAAATGTTCTGTAGTAATAAGTTGAATCTGAAGTTAACGTTCCTCCTGAAACCGTTGGAAATGGTGCTACAGAATTTTTTAAATAACGTATCAAAACAATTCCAGATGAGTCTCCCGCTCCAGTATTTGCAACTCCCCATCCGCCTCCGCCACTGCCATATGCGTTATAATAATATCGTGCGGGTGCTCCTCCTGCATAATAACCACTTGAATCTCCTGTTGATGTTGCAGATGCCCAATCAGAATATTGTCTTCCAGTCGGAGTTCCGCCTGCTCCACCACCTGCTCCACCTACGTATGGATCATTTGCATAATAATTTCCCCCTGGATTACCATATCCAATTCCGCCACCATTGTTTGTTTGAGTTGCAGCACCACCAGATTGAAAATAGAATCCATCTCCACCAGCACCACCACCAGAGCCACCACTTGAGCCATTTGAATAAGGACCGCCACCACCATTACCGCCACCGAAGGCTGTAATTCCATTAAATGTAGTGTTATTTCCTCCAGACGCTCCAACCAGTACTGAATAATTATTAGGTGCAAGGTTTAAATTAAAGTTTTCAACTAAACCTCCTGCACCACCGCCACCACCAAAATATCCACCGCTGGAACCACCGCCACCAATTACTATAGCTTCAGCTTTTAGGTTTCCTCCAGTTACTGATAATGTATCAGATGCCTTAAATACATTGTAATAGTAAGTGGAATCTTTAAAAAATGTTCCTCCATTAACAACAGTTGTAGAAGGCACAAAAATATTAATATTATAAGTTGATGTTGTTACCTTGTCTTGTGCAGTAACTACAATACTTACTGCATTATTTCCTCCTGAAAAACCTGAATTTCCATTTATTACAACACTTGAATTTTTATTTGATTTTGTAACTGATATATTAGCTGATGTTGAGTTAACAGGAATACTAACGGTATTATTAATATTGGACAAATCTGATATTGAATATTTTGTTCCATTTATTGTGATATATGTTAAAGAAGAATCTGTTGATGCTACTGCAGTTTTAAGATAACGAAGGATTACAATTCCTGATCCCCCGCCAGACCCTGAGTTGCCTCTGCTTCCACTACCTGTATTTGGTTGTGGAACGTTTAACTTTCCATAACTTGTATCATTATTGTGTTCGCTATCTGCACCTGCAGCATAATAATGCAATCCATTCCAAAGTACTCCAGTGCTGGTTGCTAATCCCCAATCAGAGAAGTTTGAAGAACCTGGTCCGCCATATTCACCTGAAGCTGAACCAGCTGCACCGCCACCGCCACCGCCAGCACCATATCCTCCATTGCCACCATCATAACCTTGTCCTGGCGTTCCAGAACCTCCAGGTGCACCGTACCATCCACCACCGCCACCAGATCCTCCATTGCCTCCTCTGTTTCCAAAATAAGCACCGTAACCTCCACCGTAGGCAGTTGAAGTTACATTATTTATATAAGTATTGTTTCCAGTATTTCCTTGATTATATCCATTTGTACTTGCTTGTGCAGCTCCTGCACCAATAACTACTGAATAAGTTCCTTTTGCAATTTTTTGCGATGTATATGAAAGAAGTCCACCTGCTCCTGCACCGCCAGCATATCCCCAAGCACCGCTACCGCCACCAGCAACAACTAGAATATCTGCCTTTAAACTTCCACCAGTAATTGTTAATGTGTCTGAACTTGTAAATGCTCTATAGGAATAAACTGCATCAGAATACAAGGTTCCGCCGAATACGGCGGGGGTAGACAAAAGACCAGACAAAGTAATCTTGTTTGATAAAGATCCTAAGTTTAGTCTTATAGCCATATTAAACCTCTGCTGCTAGAATTGCGAGTTGGACTGTTGTGTTTGAAATTCCTGTTGTTCCAAAAAGCTGGTCTCCAGGAAGTAGATCAATTGCAAATGTTGTACCTGCTGCAATGGCATAGCCATATGAAGAGCTTGTAACTCCTGCTGCACCCAAGTAAACTGAGTTGTTTGAATCTAAATTCTGAATTGAAATTGAAACCTTATTCTCGTAAGGAATTGCATTTGCTTTTGGAATGCTGACTAGGGAAGTTCCGCTGTTGTCAACTGTTACTACTTGATGATTGATTGCCATTGTTTGTTTCCTCCGCCTTAATTATATCAGTCTTTGGCGATGAAGCCAAAGCTTCTTTCATGTTAAATTTTTTCTTTTTTTCTGGTGCTTTTACAACTTCTGCTGCTGGCAAAGTACCATTTTTTCTAAATCTCATGGTCTCCCATAGGGCATGGGGAAGAGTGTGAATCCCATAATGTGTCCTATGATGATTAGTACACAATACCTCTAAGTTTCCTGGACTTTCCAACCATTGCTGAAATTCTGCATCATCCTTGAAATTTAAACCAAAATAAGCTTCAATCTTCTTTATATCAGCATTAGGTATTTGACTAAATTCTATATGTGTATGGTGTAATTCTGGTTCCCCGCCACATAAATCATCATTTATGACGCATTTCCAAAGTCCCGCCGCTTTGATCTTTTTTTTAGCTTGCATAAAATATTTGTAATTTGGATCAGATTCTCGTGGGTCATGTTCTGGAATGTGGGCCAGAATATGCAATGTCATATTTTGATCGTGTGCATCTGTCATGATAGTTAATTATACATTAACAGAGCCTCGTTTCAGATTTGAACTGAAGACCTTCCGCTTACAAGGCGGGTGCTCTACCACTGAGCTAACAAGGCTTGGAGCGGACGATGGGAATTGAACCCACCCCTTCTGCTTGGAAGGCAGAGGCACTACCGATATGCAACATCCGCATGAGGACTACAGGTGAATTATTCCAGCACCGAATGACGCTGCCCTAAGAGTCTCCCGCAGAACTCATCTCACGGGTTACTTGGTTATGTGTAACTATATCCATACCTAAGGTGTGTCACCTGTAGCCTCGTGCACCAAGTAGGATTTGAACCTACAACAACTAGTTCCTAAGACTAGCGCCTCTACCGTTGGGCCATTAGTGCTTGGTTGCGGGAGTGGGATTTGAACCCACGACCTAGAGCTTATGAGGCTCCCGAGCTTCCGAACTGCTCTATCCCGCAATGCTTCCCGCCGTGGATTCGGACCACGATTCATGGCTTCAAAGGCCATTGTCCTGCCAATTGGACGAACGGGAATTAGTGGAGCAAGTAGGACTTGAACCTACGACGACCAAATTATGAGTTTGGGGCTACTGACCAACTGAGCTATTGCTCCCGATTTATTAGGCGTGTGCTTCACCAATTAATTTGTTTTCTATTAACTTTTCTCTTTCATCAACGATCTCATATGCGAAATCTTTTAATGCTTTTTCATTCTTTGCATAATGGTGACCACAGAACATAAGTTCTCCCGCCACACCTTTAGCCCAAACTAAAGCTTCAGCAGAACAAGAATCGCAACGGTTGCTGGGACCAAGTACAAACTGTTTATCATTAGTTACTTCTTGTGTCTTTTCTACCATCATGTTCATAATTATACTCTTTCTATTAGTTGGTTAATAATTTGCTGGGATGTTAGGATTCGGACCTACGACATTCCGATTAACAGTCGGACGCTCTGCCAGCTGAGCTACATCCCAATACTGCTATTCTACCTTACCGAATGGATTCTTGTCAATCATCTTTAGTAGATCATCTGGATTATTAATCATACGACGTTGTGCTTCAAACTTTCCAAGCTCAACCATTTCTTCTGCAAGAGTATGCATCATATCATAAAGTCCCGCAGCATAACGCTTATGCTTTGTATCTGCTGCATCAATTTCATTTCTCATATTTACTGCAGACCTTGTGAAATACTCACATAGTGCAGTTAAACTAATATAAATATCGTCTTCATCTTCAATAGTCTTGATAGTTCCATTTGCTAACATTTATTATCCTTTGTTTGTTGTTGTCGTTATTCTACTATATTAATCTAATGCTGTCAACAGGAAATTCATCATCTTCTTCATCATTACTTAATCCCATATACTCCCGCAAACTTAATGGCATTTGTGGTCTTTCTGGAGTTTTAATAACATTTTTCAATCTAGCGTCTGATTCTTCTTTTAGTTTTTGTAACTCTTCTGAGAATACCCCGCCATATGTGTATATTTCAACTTCTTTGTCTGCATCTGGAGGAGTCATTGAAATAGCATTATATATAGAGCCACATACAGCATCTGAAAGGTCCTTAGAGCCTTTTCTTGGGTGATCTACTTTGTCCTTCATAATACGAAGTTGCAAAAGCTCATCTATGAGTAATTGTATCTTTGGACCATGCAATCTTTCTTCAGTTAAAGTAAGAGACATATCTTCATAATGTTTTTTAGCCACTGAAAGGATTTCTGTCTTGATACCGTGGACTCCCAACTGCTGCATCATATCGTGTGAGTTCCATCGGTCAAATGTAACCAACTTTAAATTAAAACCACGATCTCTTACTCCTGTAATATAATCTTTAACTTCTGTAAAATCAACTGACTTAGAAGCTGTTGGTGTCCAATACCTTACGGCATCTACAACAACTCTTGGTGCTGCTTCTTTATATTGATCTCCAATTTTCATTGTAACCCAGCCATCAACGTGTGCTAATGACACTGCACAGTGGTCATGCTTTTGTGCTAAATCAACATGCATAAAATACTTAACCCCATCTTTTGGTTTAAAATCATCATCAAATCTTCCATAAGAATCTACATTTAATTTAGGATTGCTAAAAGCTTTTTCAATCACCGCACGGTTCTTAAAGAACGCATCAGTAGCATCTGGTGGCATGCAGGCAAAACGTGATAAAGCGTCTGTTGGATCTGTATAGAAGTCAATTGTAAAATCATTAATTGTTCTAGTCGGATTGATCTCCCATGTAGGTCTTTTTAAAGCATACATTCTGGGGACCTTGTATGAAATAATATGGTCTTCTTCCCATTCCATTTCAAATTCATTGCCTTCAGTTCCATCTGGCAAATCTGGATCAACTTTAAATTTATGGTGTCTAATAACAGTTTCTTTTTCAGCTACCGCCTCGTTATACTTTTGCTGAATATAGTCATTCTTAAAACGTGGGAATGAAAGAAGAATTACTTTGCCAAAGTCTGGGAAACGGGAGTTTACAGATGCACGATACATCTTATAAATAGCTGATGCTGTTTTTGCTTGATCATGTCCAGATGTTGATTCAAGTTCAAAGCCTGAAATTTCGTCAAGGATAACTACGAGAACATTATAGCCTTCCCATGCTTCACGTTCTGAGTGACCTGAGTGAACTGTAACCGATTTATCAAACTCAACCATGTTAGCCTTAGCAATATACTTGCCTTGGAACCACGGGGACTTTTCAATACGTTGATTAAATCCTTTAAAGAATACTCGGTTAGCTTGAATAGCGTTAATAGCAATGTTAATAATATCAATAGCATCGCCTGGTGGCTTGCCATAGTATCTTGCTGGATCCGTTAAGCACAAAAGCAAATGCACCATGTATGCACAAGCGATTGTAGATGTATAGTCTTTTCCAGAACCTTTGCCCAGTTGCAGAATAACTTCGGAGCAAGTTTGCTTCCAAATCTTTTCGCCTTCTTCTTCACCATAAATCTTGTGCAATGTCTCACGCTTATAAATTTGCGTAGATGCACGAATCATTTGATATTGATATTGTGAAAGAGGAGGCAGTCCCAAATAATCTTTGCTGGTTACAAATTCTTCAAGAGATGCGGGTTTTTCTGAGAACTCATCACCTTCAAGAGCATCAAGAAAAATATTAAAATCAGTCACTTATTACAACAGCCTCTATTTGACCTGTTACTTCTGAGAGTCTACGGGATACTTCCCATTTACATTTATCACAAGTTGCAGTTACATCTTTTAGTATTCCTACAAGAATATCTTGCTTTCTTTCTGACTCTAGGATTTGATCTGCCATAGAAGTATCTTCCAAGACCCCTGCCTTGTTTAGCATATCAATTCTCTTAGCTTCAATATCAGCAATAAGCTTAATTACTTGTGCTTTAACATTTGGTGCATCTTGTGCATCTGCTTGATTTAATGTGACCCAAGCTTCTTTGATAAGCATGTTGTAATGCTCATCTGCTCCAGCCAAAGCTTCTTTAGCACGGTCACGAATAGCTTTGTTGTCATGAACAAAGCCTTTCCAAGCATCAATGTAGTTCTCTACTTGAACACGAGTAAGCTCCAGAGAGCGAGCAATCTGGGCTGGAGAATTGCCTTTTAACAATTCTTCAATAACTTTATTCATTTGGTCAAATTGACCCGCAACTTCTATTTCATTAGCCATTGTCTGTTTTATAAAATCCTGATCCTTTAAATTGAATTCCTGCAGGCGTATATACTCTTGTCATGCTATAACCACAATTTGGGCAAGGAGGAATAACTTCTGGATCAGAAAATGATCTGGTAATCTCTTCTGTTCTGTTACATTCAATGCAAGTGTAATCATATTTTGGCATACTTAATTATACCCTTTAATTACTGCTTTTGTCAATGGCAATTTTAAGTAAGATTAAATAACCAATCAAATCATCAATATCGTTATCACCAGCGAAGCCTTGATTGTTCTTAACTCTATTTAATTTATCATCAATTCTTACTTTAAGCTGTTCAACATTGTCAGATTGTGCAAATATCCTGTTTGGAGATAAAGCTGAATCGCCATAAGATATATTCTTTTCTATTAAAAGATGTGCAATTTCATGGCAAGCACTCCAAATTTTAGATCCAGATGGGGCCTTTGTAGCATGCAAATATAAGTCTCTACATGAAAAAATATCTGTATCTTCGTATATTCCTTTAAGCATTTTTCTTTATCCATTCTTCTAGGTTTACTTTAGAACTCCAACCAAAAGTTTTTTTCATTTTATCTGTATTTGATAAAGTTTCTTTTGATTCACCTAGTCTTGATGGTATAAAAACTAGATTGTCAGAAATCATTGCTGCTATTTGATTAACAGAATAATTAATACCACTTCCTATATTATATACCTCGCCGAACGATTCTGTCAATACATCTGTGGTTGCTGCTAATATATTTGCTCTTACAACATCCGATACGTGGATAAAGTCTCTTCTTTGTTCCCCGTCTCCCACAATAGTAAGTGCTTTTTTATCATTTTTTTGTTTTATAAATAATCCAATTACAGGTGCATACTGACCTTTGGCTGGCTGTCTTTCTCCATAAACATTAAAATACCTAAATATTATTGTTGGAAGATTAAATAACTCTGTATACATTTTGCAAAGTTTTTCACCATTTACTTTAGAAACCGCATATGGGTTTAAGCAATCGTCTGGTTGAATCTCTATATTTGGTATTGGATTTCTTCCATACCCAGATGATGTTGAAGAATAGATTACTCTTTTAACACCTGATTCTTTTGAACATTGAAGAACTGTAGCTGTTCCTACAGAATTAATACTTACAGCATTTATGGGGTTATTAATTGCTGATTGAATTTTTGATTCTGCAGCTATATGAAAAACAAAATCTATGTTGTTATATAAAGCACGAGTATTTTCATAATCTCTAATATCAAACTTATAATTAACTGCTTTGCTATTCCAAAAAAATTCTTCATGAGAATCTGAAGATTCATTATCTATAACAACAACTTCATGTCCTAAATTAATAAGTTCATCAACTAAATTAGATCCTATGAATCCTGCTCCACCAGTTACCAATGCTTTCATTTTTCCTCCTATTATTTTAAATACAGTATTTTTTATAAAAATATTGCATTGCCGAACCTTCAGGTAAATTATTTTTATCAATGTTGTTTCTTGTACACATTTGATTATATACAGATATTGACTTTGAAGTGTTGTATAAATCAAGTATTTTATTTAAAGAATTAGGATCCCACAAAGAATGCCAATCTTGAAAATTTATACCTAAAAATATTTTTTGATCGTAAGCATACTCCATATAATTAAATTTTTTAAAAGCTTGATTTAATAATTTTGGCCCCATATCAGACCAGCTCATATGCTCTTTATCTATCTTATTTACTTCATATATTAAATAATTTATTATTTCCGAGTCTTTATTTAAACTAAGTACTCCCCCAACTACGCAAAAATCATTATATCCTAGTTCAATAGATGCAAATATATTATCTTTAAATTCCCAATTATCTGATAAACAAATTGTATCTGCATCAACCCATATTTTTCCAGTCTTTTTTATCATGTTATATCTAAATACATCTGAAAACGCAGCATAAGAATTTTCAACTTTAAATAAAGATTCTTCTGAAAGAATATCTTTGGCGTCTGCTTTCTTTACTCCTTCTGGAACAATAATTGATTGATCATAAACATAAAGTGTTATATCATGACCATAAAAAACAAATGATGATAGGGATATTTCTTGTATCTTTGTTAATGTACCACCTACCCACAATGATGCAAAAGTATTCATTACAATATAACCCTTTCATCTATGTGTTGAAATGTTGATGTTGTTTCATACAAACTACAACCTTGAGGTGCATATGGTGCTAAAGTATAGGATTTAAATCTGTCTGGCTGTCTAAATATATACCAGTCTATAGGCATGTTGATTCCAGTTTCTTTTACAGAGTCCAGCATCTTTTTAGCACCCTGCTTGTTTAAAAGATAGCATAGCATTGACCAATCTTGATATGCTGGCACTATTCTTGCACCATTATAAATATTATTAAAAAGACTAAACTGATTTGAATGACAAAAATAAATAAATACATCCCAATCTTCTGGCATATCCTTCAGGTAGGCATCTAACAACTGTACAAAATTTTCATTATAGCTAATGTCATCTTCCATCAACATTAATACATCATAGTCTGATTCAAGAAAATTTTGCATTGCCAGCAGATTGCTTGCCCAAATCCCCAACTCCCCATATTTAAATGAATCTGTTGGGTTTAACAATCCGTATTTTTTATTAAAATCTTCATATTGTGTTTGATTCATAATCTGAATAGTTGGCGTATCTAATTCATTAAATACATTATTTAAATAATTATTAATTTTATAATTTAACTCTGATCTTATTGCTGCAGAATCTCCCATACCTTCAATATGGAATACTTTATAGCAAAGTTTCATTACTTAGCCCACTTCCTCTGTTTCTTGATAAGACCAAATCTTTCTAGTGATCTCTGAATAGTCATATGAGAGCATTTAGCTTCCATTGCCATATCAACAATCTTTTTCTTTTCTACTACATATCTCTTGTAACACCACTCTTTAGAATCATATAATTTCATTTACTGCATACCATGCTATTCCCGCCGCATCAGCGACATTATCGGACTCAGTTTTAACGCCCATATTTCTAACAAAGTCAATCGTCCTTTGTTTTCTTCTTTCTCTGATTTTCGCTTTAATCCAGTTATCTGACTTTCCTGGGAATTCAAGTTTAATCGCCTCTTTCTCTGCCTTAGTATAATTCTTGTTTCCAAGATATGACTGCCAGGTTATGGGGTGAACCTCCACCACCTCAACATTATCACTAAGTAACTCTCCCATTATAGCACCAAATACGTATGCCATCTTAATTCCTGTCTGTACAGATCTTACTGTAATTGCGGCTTCAATAACAACAAAGTCTGTGTCTAATTGGTTTTTAAATGATTTAATCTTACGCTTTGCATCAAGTATTCTTTCATAGACATCCGCCCCTTCAAACACAACCTCTCCCCATTTAACTGGCTTTTTACCGTTCATAAGGCAAAAAGCAAGGCTATTAGTACTTGCATCTATAGCAAGTACCTTAGTTCCTCTGGGTTTTACAAGACTAGCCAGTGACATTATTTATCATATCCAATATAGCTTGTCTTTCTGCTTCTTTGGCAGAACTTACACATTTGTCACAAATATTACCTTCGTTATATCTACTTAATATAACATTGCATCCACGATTCTTGCATATTCTTTGCTTACCCGCCAATCTAGCTTTCTTTTCATAGTAAGCCTCTTTAAGCTTTTGATTAGTAGCTATTCGGCAGCACTCATCTGAACAATACTTTTGATTATGGGTCTTTGGCTCAAATTCTCTTTGACCCTCACATTTATCATAGGCACATATCATTTTTCAAGCACCAATGCTTCTATATCAACTTCACCAAGATCCTTTTTATCTTCCCAGCAAACTTTCTTGACTGGACATCCTTTACAAGCCCATGTTGACTTTGTAAACTTTCTTTCTGGTAAAGTTCCAGCTTCGTAGGCTGCATATACTTTACGCATCCAATCCCAAACACCGTCAACGAGCTTTTTATTTTTTTCATCCATGTTAATTGGAATAATTAAAAAGCTATTATCATTTTTATTTTCATAGAAAAAGAAGCCTTGCTCTGCCCCTCTAATCTTCATGTAAGTCAAAAGCTGAACTTTATGGTATGGCAATCCTTGCATTTCTGCTTGTCTGATTGCAAAGATTTCTTCCTTTGCGGACTTTATCTCGCCAACAACTTCTTTACCATTCCACTCTATAAAAGTGTCTGCAAATCCTCTAATTGGTGGATCATCGTGGGTAACTTCTGTTTCATTTGCTTTGAATACTGGAGTTTTAGCCATGACTTTCTGTATGCGATCATGCACATACGTACCGTTATCCATATTAACGACGCCCATAGCATCGGTTTCATTTTCAAACTCAGCACCAGTAAAAGCAATGAACCAATATCTAGGGCAGTTACCATTACCATAACCAACAGTACTAGGACTAAAAGTTTTCTTTTGCGTGAATTCATTTGGTCTTTTACCACTTAATACAGCCTCCTCATACATCTCTGCAAACTTAATTGGATCAAACCCTTCTGGGTTTGACATCTTTTGAAACTTTAAATTAGCTATTAAATCTCTTCCCATTATGCTCCATACTTTGCTGAATATTTAAGTGCATCAACTAGGCGGTTGATTGCTTCTTCTGCTGTGTAATATACGTTCTTCTTCTTTGAGTTCTCCCCGCCTTTTTCAAAAGTGGTATAGAATCTGGACATGATTGCAAATTTTGCAGACAAAGCTTGCATCTTTACAATTAGGTCGGGAGCTTTTGATGAAGGAACATCAGGTTTTGCAATTAACTTAATAATCAAATCAAGAGCGTAGTCAAGGTCTGGGTCATTCATAAACTGCTTAATATCATTGAACTCTGTAAGTTCGCTGATTAATTCAATAACTGGTTTTTCTGTCATTCAAGAATCCTGACTACAAACTGGCAGGGGTCTCCGCCTGCTTCCCACTCTTCCTCTTCCTCTTCAGAAATTGAAGGTATACCATCATGAGTAGCACAAAATGGTGGAGTAATCCATCCACGTTCTACACCATTACTAAACCAAATTTGAAACTCGTCTAAGTCTTGATCTTCAATCATTGTGTGTCTCCCAACACTCTATAAGTTGTTCTAGCAAAGCCCATTCAATTACTGCAAGTCTAGTTTTAGAGCCTTCTCCACCGAGTATAAGCTTGAGAACTGGGCTCTTATTCCTATCCACTTTAAAAGTGTCTGTACAAATCTTAGCCCAAATAGCTTTTGATATAGAGATTGACTTCTCATACTCTTTATAATCAACCACAAAATTATGCCATTGAGCGTCTCCCTTTTGGTAATCGCCACGACCAGAATTTTTTTGTCCTTTGGCTCCGTCACGCTTTATTTCTCCTCGCTCTGACATTAAAATACCACACTAGACTCATGCTCTTTTGAGCAAATCCAATATAGACGGCTCTCATCTTTATCAACAAAACCCTCATAAATTATTTCATTGCAATCTGGTGTTTGACATGCAAAAGAACCATTGGCAGGTTCAACTCTCTTATGTTTCTTAGTGTTGTCCTTATTAAGAAATTGCTCAAGACTTGTCATAAATTTCTCCCTTAATCTTTTCAGCTACATCTGGATTTTCCCGCAAATATTCTACAGCTTTTGCACGACCCTGAAAACGTTCTTCATTAACAGTGTACCAAGCACCGCCTTTTTGTACAATGCCCATCATTTCTGCAGTATCTAGGATCTCCCCGACAGCGTCAACTCCAACTTTATCACCTTGAAAATAAAAGTCGTACTGGCCTGATAAACCCATTGGCCCAGTCTTGTTGTAGTCAATAATCCAATTGACTGGTCTACCGACTTTTTGTTCAATAATCTTGTCACCAACTTGGACTCCAGACTTAATAGCATTCGCATCAGCTTCCGATGCCCAGAGTTTAATGACGGTACTGCTAAAAAACTTAACTGCCATTCCGCCTGTAGGGATATGCGATGCATGCATGCTACCGAATTGATTTCTCTGTTGAGAGATAAGCACGAGTAATGTATTCTTATTGGCATAGTTAAGCATTTTGACTGCATGTGTCATATCCTTTGCTTCTGCACCAATCTGTTTGGTGTCTTCAAGTTTCTTGAGATCAGAACTATCTTTCTCAAAATAAATTGCGGGAAGTAAAGCTGATATAGAATCTACAACAATAATATCTACTCCAGCCTCCATAAGTTGTTGTGCAACATCTACCATGTCATTGATAGACTTAGCGGGTGAATAGATTAGTTTTTCTGAATCAACTCCCAAACGAGATGCCCAAGCTGGGTCATAAGATGCCTCTGCATCAATCCATGCACAAGTCTTACCTTCTTTTTGTGCTTGCCCAATCATTTGTAAACAGAAAGAAGATTTACCAGCAGATTTATTTCCCCAGATAAGAACTTGACGACCAAAGCCAAGGCCACCTTTAAGGCCCATGGTCAAACCAATACTAGGAGTCTTTTGTTTTTCTACGCTTACTGTTGTTGCTAGTTGTAGTCTTGCCCTTGTTTTTGGATCCAGCTTTGCCAGAATCTCTTCCGTTATCATGTAAACTCTTTTCTAATTCTACTGCCAACTCTTTAACTTGTTCATTACGACTAGTCGCTAAAAAATCTATAATGCTATAGATTGCTTTTTCGTCCTCTGCTCTAATTACTAGCAGGAACTCGTTCTCCGTACCTTTAAGTATGTAGGACTGAGCCATATACTTATATTATACACTATTTATTCGGTTTCTGTTGGATTATCAACAAGCTCAAACTTTATTTGATCACTGTCTGGATCTTGAGTTACTGAAATGCTCTTGTCTGAATAATTAGTTAACAAGTCTTTCATGCTGACATCAACTGAGCCAAACTTGTTAATAATTGCTGCCAGAATTTGTTCTAGCGATATGTTTGCATTTGATACATCTTTTTCCATTAACCTACCTCCTTTACAAATAAGGTTCCATCATCCATTTGTGCAATTGCGGGGTCACAAATCATTCCCGCCTGCATTCTACCCAGAGCCTTTGCATATAGCTTAGGGAAAGCAATAACACGCTCTAAGTTCTTATCTGCATCAGAAAGAATAATGTGAGCCATCATCTTGTTTGCCTTTGTCTTATAATGTGTGAAATCTAAAACAAGCCTCTTGCCACTATCAATTTTTAACTTATCCTTATACAACCATTGTACAAATGGGTCATCTGTTTTGTCAACCACATCTTGAATTGTTACATACTTATGTATACGGTTATCTCCTACCAAGAAGAAGTACATCATTCCTGGTTCAATCTTTGTGTTGACCTCATGGAAGATTCCCACCGAACCTGTATCATCTACAAGTTCTACACGAGCCCACGTAGGGCCCTTCTTAATGGATTTAACCATGGCTAGGAGCACGAAACAGCCTTCCTCAAGGAATTCTTCAAGTGGATTAACCTGAGCCTTGATAGCTGGGCTTAGCTTGCCTGTATCAAACTTTGGGATACCCAAATATTCATAAAGGTTTTCATTTTCATTTCCTTTACGCTTGTTATCTGAGAATGCTGCAGCACCAATTGTATTAAGAGAATCTATGGCTCTAGAGTTAATGCCACTACCCTTAACTCCCGCCTTCTCTGTAAAATCTTTATACGAACTAAATGGGCGGAGTGCAGTGATCTTACTACCAATGTTATCTGAAATATACTTGATATTTGATAGGCCAAATCGGATTGAATTTCCTTGAATGCTAAAGTCTAGCTCAGACTCGTTAATATGCGGGAGTAGTACTTTAATGCCCAACCGCTTAGCCTCAAGTAGATAATCCGTCCTGGCATCCTTGTCTTTCTCATTTTTGAGAACGGCAAACATAAACTCAAGAGGGTAATAGTATTTAAGCCAAGCAGTGTAATAAGACAGCATAGAGTAAGCAATAGCGTGAGAACGGTTAAAGGAATAGCCCGCATGAGCTTCAAAGTCATGCCATAGTTTGATTGCATCCTCGCTCGTAATATGCTTGCTCGCACCTTGAACAAACTGGTCTTTGTAAGCATCAAATTCACTCGCATCCTTTTTCTTACCGATAATCTTACGGACTTTATCAGCATCCGCCCAAGACATACCGCCAAGGTAAACACAGGCTTGCATAACCTGCTCCTGATATATAATAACACCATATGTTCTTTCGGTAAACTCATGCATGATTGGGTGAGCGTAGGTCACCATTTCTTCACCCCTTTTACGGCGAATGTATGAACCACCTACAGTGTTCATTGCACCTGGACGTACCAGTGCGTTAGAAGCTGCAAGGTCTTCAAATGTGCTTACACCCATCTTCATCAACAAGTTTGTATAAGGTGTTGCTTCAGCTTGGAAAACACCTTTTGTGAAACCACCCGAAAGCATTTCAAATACCTTTGAGTCGTCAAGCTTGATATCTTTAAGGTTAATCTTCTTCTTCTTAATATGCTCAATAGTTCTTAAAGCATCATCAATAACAGATAGAGTTTTAAGTCCAAGCACGTCAAGCTTTATAAGTCCTAGGTCTGCTGTTTGTTCCATGTCGTAAGCTACGACTGGGATGCGACCAGATACAGATTCATTTGGGTCTTTGCGGGTTTCAATTGGAACATACTTGCTGATATCATCTCTGGCAACTACTACACCTGCGGCATGCATTCCATTGCCACGAATCTTGCCACGCAACATAGATGCATACTTTGTTACTTCAGGATACTTTTTTCTAAACTCTTCTGTGCTCTGGCTTGACTCATACTCTTCAAATGTTTCAACACCTTTAAGTGCTTTATTAACTTCTCCGAGTGGTACTAGGAAAGCTCTTGCAACATCCCGCACAACACCCTTGTCCTTAAAGTATTGGTAAGTAGAAATAGATGCAACATGCTTAAACTTTTTGCGAAGATATTCTTTTACTTCACCACGACGACGGTCCATGAAGTCCGTATCAATATCTGGAAAGTCATTACGCTCTGGGTTGATAAAGCGAAAGAAAAGTAGGTCAAACTTAATAGGGTCTACATCTGTAATACCCATTAGGTAGCATACTAGAGATCCTGCAGCTGATCCTCTGCCTGGGCCAACCATGATTTCATTGTCTTTTGCCCAGCCCACCATATCGCCAACAACAAGGAAGTAACTAGCAAAATTTTTGTCAGCGATGACTTGAAGTTCTTCTTGGAGCCTGTTTCTATACGTCTCATTGTCTAATCCCTTTTCTACTAGAGACTTCTCACACATTTCTTTTACTGTTTTTAAAGCATTCTTTTTTGGTACTGGTAGTAAATCAAGGTTCTCATGAAAATCATAAACCTCAATCTTGCTTGCAATTTCTACCGATGATTCGTAGATATCCTTGCGTGTAATGCCCGCCTTCTCAAAATCCGCTTTGATTTCTTTGTACGACTGAATGTAGACATTAATATCTGAGAAACTAATTGGGCGGTCAGGATATAGGTGGTCAAATCTATCAATAACATTAGTGAAAGAACGACCACTTGTATAGTCTGCTTCTTTGTTTTGCGTGGGCTTAGTTGAAAGGATAAGGAGGAGTTCTTCCAGGTCCCTCTCCTCTTTCTTTGCAAAATGACAATCTCCCGTAGCAACTGGCTTCACCCCAAGTTCGTCTGCTAAAGCAAGCAGAGCTGTGTTTAGACTTTCAGGATTATGCGATTGAACTTCAATGTAAAAGTCTTTGCCAAAACGATTCTTAAACATCTTGACATACTCTCTTGCCTTATCATTATCTCCACGCTCAATTGCTTTAGAGATAAGACCATTCATGCAACCCGATACTACAATTATACCGTCACCAAACTCAAAAAGTGCATCAATATCAATGCGGGGCTTGTGATAATATCCTTCTGTCCAAGCAATCTGTGAAAGCTTTTGTAGATTCTTTAGACCTAGGTCATCTTTGGCTAGCAGGATAATGTGGTTGTATAAGGAAGTATTATCGTCACGCTTAGCAACCGCTCTTTTATCAAAACGATCTGTAGCAGAAATATATGCTTCAAGCCCTAGTATAGGCTTCATTCCCAATTCTTTAGCAGCAATCTGCATATCTCTATGAGATGCTAGAGAGCCGTGATCTGTAATAGCCAAACTTGTCTGACCTTGATTTTTTGCAGCATCAAGTAATTCATGAGGTGTGTTTAAACCATCCATAAGCGAATAGTGCGAATGGACATGCAAATGAACAAAGTCAGACATGTTTAACTTTTCTACTAGTTTTTAATTACCACTCAACGGCGGATGAGGTTGACTGCAAAGATTCATCGGATGAATCAGAAGTAATTCCAAGATAGAATGCTTCCTGCTCATCATATTGAACATCACGAACTGCTGTCTTTTGCAAATCAATTGGAGCGAACTTTTCAAAATCAATTGCAGCAACATCAGCTGTTGGCAAAGGAATAATTGAATAGTTAGTATCAGTAGCTGTACCTGTACGCTTTAGCTTCCAAGTCAGGTTTGTAATGCTTCCTGTTTCTCCCGCATAGTTGATAATCTCAGGAGTTGCAGACTTTGGACCTGCACCTTGTGAAAAGATTGCTACGTATGGCTCTTCTGAACCATCGTCAACAATAACATTTGCATAGAAGCGTGAGCGACCCTTCCAACCAGCCTTTGGGTCACGACGGTGCATTTCGCATCCGTAGCAACGACCTTGGTCTTCAATTGTGCAAAGTGCCTTACGCTTGTAATCCTTTGGATTGGTATGCTCTACTGCAATAAAAGCTAGACCACCCTGAGCTGAATAGTTCTTTGAGTCTGGATCAATTTCTTGCATGAAGCGGATTTTTACTGATTGGCCATCTTTAAGTTGTAGCCATCTTCCTTTTTGTGTTTCGCCAGAATGAGACTTTTGTTCCATTTGTTCATTCATAGCCTTTAGACCTGTTACGATTCCCATATTGTTTCTCCTTAGTATAAGGGCTGTTTGATGCCCTGCCTATCTAGTATATCACATAACTGCGTACTCAAAATGCGGAATTGCATTCTTTATACACATTTTTATCTCATCATCTGTGAGATCCCCCACATCTTTTGCCATATGTGGATATACACAGTTGTGGTCATATTTAGCCCACAAAACATTTTTATTCTTTAATTTATTAGCAATAGTATTTCCCAATGCCCGCCCAGCTGAATCATTGTCTGTCATTATGATAACTGTAGATGCATATTTATTTAAGTGTTGAATGTTAGTATCTGATATGCTACCACCTAGGGTAGCAACAGCATTTGGAAATCCCGCCTGCCACAAACGAATGGCATCAAAACTAGACTCCACGACTATAATAGTTCCGCCTTCACGCTTTGCTCTATGCAGGTTAAACATAGTTTTATTTCGTGGCAGGTTAGGACTATTCTTAAAAGCTTTACCCTCTATTGAACGACCAATCACACCAACTGGTATTCCGTCTGGTGAATGCAATGGTACAGTAACCATGCCCTGAGTATCTGAATACCCCAAATTAAAATAACGACCAGCTTCTTTATTGATCTTTCTTGATAGAAAATATTCTTGTGCTTTTGGATTCTGCTCTAGATTTGTATTTAACTTATCTAAAGTTAACTGCGAAAACTCTACAAACTCTGGCTTATCCTCTAGCAGGTCTTTTAACTCTTCTTCAAGAATATCTGCTGCTGATAGCTTATTTGATGATATAAATCTCATGGCTTCAAAGTCATTACGGTTAGTTAATGTCTTTACAAGCTCTAGAACTGTCCCCGCCGAATTACAATTTTGGTTATAGCAAATATACAATCCCTTTGAATAACTTACCGCAAAAGCTGGGGAATCTGTATTGTGATGAAAAGGACAAAGGCACAGAAAGTCTGTGCCTGTTTGTGAAATTATTTCAATGCCACAAGATTGCAAAATAGAGCGGAGGTCCGCTTTAGTATATGCATCTGACATTTATTTTCCTTTGGGTATTAAACTCTGACCAGAGAACCCTTCATACTTTAATGCTTTGGATTTACCAATGTAAATTCCGTACATTACAAGGTTGAAAGAATAGTGGTCCTTGTTCTCATTATATTTTACATTAAACTGAGGCTGCATGTCAAGGACAGGAACGTAACCTTTGTCTCGCATCTGCTGGACCAAAAGTCTTTCATAGTTCTCCCTTGAGCTCTGAAAGATAGAATCATCTTTGATAATTCCATTCATCCAGAAGTCATGTATTTTTCTTGGGTACATGATCACCAATCTTTCTTGATAATTATATCAAGTTAGATAATGATTACATAAATTACGCTATACCCTTGTCGTACAACTCAGTAATAATTCCTCGGTTCAAATCCCAGTCCAAATAGAACCCGAACTCAGTACCATGGCGGTTCTTACGGCTTACAATTTCTATAACATTTGAATCAGGTTGCTTATGTACTGCGATAGCCATATCAGCATCATATTCAATAGCCTTTGACCATGCTACTTGCGAAAGTAGTGGCGGGGCATCTTGGTCAGATACATCATCCATGGTTGCAGCTGTAATATCAATAATAGGAATATTATTGCGAACTGCCAACAGCTTAAAGTCACGAGAGATATTTCTATTTCTTTCAACTTCTGATTTGGCTCCAGATGAATCATTAAACAATTGATGATAATCAAGAATAACAATATCTGGCTTATGCTGGTCAATCTTTGCTTGTACTGTATTTGGTGTAACCTGACCAGTACCTTCATTTGATACTAGGATAAATTGATTCTTATTATTGAATTTCTTTGTACCCCAGTCATCAAATTGTTCTATGTCAATATTACCTCTAGAGAAGTCTGAAGCCTTAAACAATCCCGACCCCATCATTGTATAGATACGGTCACGCATATTCTCTGGGGTCATTTCAAGGGATATGATCATGGGTTTAAATCCCTGTTCCCAAGCTTTACAAGCCAAATAAGAGGAGAACCAAGTCTTACCCCTACCTGGCCAACCAATCATAACTATAAGGTGTCCTGGAGCCATTCCTGTGGGATATGCATAGTCAATTGCTTTAAAGCCAGTCATAATACCTGGGCTACCGCCCATAGCATCAGAACGATTTCTAACTGCTTCAAAATGCTGTTCAGCTAACTTAAAGTCTGTAAGATCAACATCTCGGACACTTGCAGTAAGTTTGCCTAGCGTGTTCAATTCTTTTTGCATCTCTAAGATAACTCTAGATGAGGCTTCTGTCTTTAAGCTCGCACCAGACGATAGCAATAGGTTTCTAACTCTGCTTGCAAGATATTCATTCTTTAGCTGGTCAAGATAATATGCTGTCTCGCCTTTAACGCTTGCTGGCTCAAAATCTTTAAATCTTTCTGTAAGCACTGAAACATCTGGAACAGCTTTAAACTTTAGATAGTAAGACTTTAAGCCTTCCCAAACATCTCTATGTGAAGTAAATACCTCATCAATGTTTTCAGCAAGAACTGTAGCAATATCTTTATTGTGACAAACTGCTGTAATAACTGCGGACTCAGTATTCATTATCTCTTTCTTCAACCATAGACTTAGTACGTGCTCTAATTAAATCCCGACGAGATTTATCTTCTTCTGTCTGTTGCAATGTAAGGTCAAGCTTCTCAAAGTTGTAAAAGAACCAAGTCAAAGGATGTCCACTCTTAGTAATCTTAAAGTAGTACTCCAAAAGGACTTTAGCTCTGTCATAGCCAACGCTATCAATAACATCTTGCATAGCCCACTTTTCTCTGTACTTGTTTACAACAGCGGGCTTCTTGTAATGCTCTTTGTATAAAGCACAGTAAAGTGAAACTAAGCCGTATGCCAGCTTCGCTTCATCTTTTGTCATTTTTTACCTTTGTTAGAATTTAACTCTTGCTCAACCTCGTTGACTTTCTCCATCAACTTCTTCTCAACGAAAGTATACACTCTATTTGTAGCTTCGTCAATTGACTCATGCTCTCTCTTAAAATCTTCAATGCCAATACCAATTTTTAAACTTTCATAGTTACCTAGGTTGCGGGTGAACTGAAGTTCAACTTTAACGTTAGTCTGATTCATCTTCTACCTTATCTTCCTTATCTGCTGAAAATGCAAATCCTGGCTTAAACTTTTTAATACTGCCTTCTGATAAATGCTGATACAACATCATCAAACGATCTGAGATACCTATCATAGCATCAATATCCTGCTTTTGTATAGCTAATTCCATTGTGAATTCCAACACTTTTAATGCTTGATGCAATACATGCTTAGCATCTTTGTCAGACTTATTTACCATTCAGGTGCTTTCCAAACTGGGACAAATTCCCCTTCGTTATTCTTAACATATAAAATGTTTTCTTGCTTCATCATAGCTTCTATCTCTGCTCTAGAGGGCATATCTCCTACGGTGATTTTTCCGTCTCCCCGTGGTCTGCCTCTGTGTACTGTTTTAAAAAAATCATGCATGTCTCGGATATCATCTTCACTCCAGTAGTACTTACCTGGGGTTTTCTTTCCGTTAAGAGAATAAACTTGTTGTGGAGCTTTTAGATTACCACGATATATATGTAATTTTATTGTGTCTTCGTGCTTGCCAATAATTTTAACTACTTCTGAGATGGGGTAAGCATGCTGCTTATTTTTGTTGACTTCCGCCAAACTATAAGCAACACGCTTACCACTTTCGTAATCCCAGGCTACCAGAAGGTCTTCGCCACGAGAGCGTCGCAAAACTTTGTGTAATCTACCGTTTAAATAGAAATACCGTAGCCGTGCTGAAGAGCTGACTCTTTTCTTGCTACCCATGTTGCGAACCTATTCTCTATCCTGATCATCCATCTTTTCCCACATAGTATGCAGAACAATTCAACTCTTAGGTTTTGGGAATAAACTCTATCAACGAATACTCGGCCTGCACACTTTTTACAATTAAGCATTATTAAGTTTTCTTATATAACTTACTTAGCTGCTGGTGTTGTTGACTTTGCTGATGCTGCCTGAAGATGCTCGTAAGCACTCTTAAGAACTGGACCAAATACACCAACTACTGCTGCCCATGCAACTTGCTTGAGGTGATGATTGCCACCCTGCCAGATTGCAACTGCTGCAACGATTGTTGAGATAACATAGTGCTCAAATAGAGCCTTTGTCTTTGCGTTCATTTATTTCTCCTATTTAGGTTATGCGGTAAATACTTTACCGTCAACTACACAAGTATAATCTCGTGTAATTTGTATTAGCTGGACGTGTGGATAATCATTGACAACATGTGCCACTGCAAATCCCGCCTGCCAATTCTTTTGGATTGAATAATCCATCTTTTCTTCGTCACAAAGGTGACCTATTTCATATCCACGCAGTTCTTGACCACTTAGATTGTATGTCTGATAATAGGCTCCCATGCGATGAGAATGTCCACGAACTAGAGAGATTCCCCAGTTGTTGACATCGTTACGAACAGATTCTCCAGAGTGTTTGGAAATGGACTCGCCATGATGACCATACATATCACCAAAACGCTTAACTGGTGGTTCATTATAATGATGCCAGTTAAAGCCATGCTTATTATATTCATATAGTGAATCTGGTGTAACGAAATCTAGTAGTGTTGGAGCTTTCTTTGCAATGTAATCTCCATGTCTTGTCCAGCCATGATTACCATCATGAAAATGACAATCTGCATCTGGAACAATTGCTCTAATGTCTGCTAAGAACTGACGAGTTCCTGTAACCCCGCCATCCATAATTGAAACTCCTTCGTCGGGCAATCCATCTGCCCAGCGGCTTGTTGAATCCGCATCATCAATGTCACCAAGCAGATCAACTGCATCTGGTTGCCACCACTTCATAACATTTAAAAATAATTCTACCTTGCGTTCATCGTGTCGGGGAAAGTGTACATCCGACACCATCATCCACTTTAAGTCGTTAGTCATATAATCCTTTGTCTAGGTTTAATCAATTGTAGCGTAGTGTATTGTTTTTTGTCAAGCTACATGAGCTTTATTATGTTCTAATCTTGAACATAAGAATAGATTAATTAATCTATTATCTTGCTTATCATTATTAATATGATGAATGGTTTCCCAATCACTAATTATTCTATTTAATTGTTTTTCAATTATAAGGCGGTGTTCATAATACCACCCTTTAAAATTCTTAGGATGTTCTGGCACTTTTACCAAAACATAACCTTCTTTACTTATTTTCTTTTCCCGCTTTGTCCAAACCTTTATTGGTTCGTACATCAAGTTCCTATTGCAACAACATAAAATTTCCAAGTGCTGGTAGGCGTAGCACTCAGGGTAAAAACTGCCTGCGTTGTATTAAGTGAAGATATCCAAGCATAACCACCTGTTGAAGAGCTACCAGTATAAACTGATCCAGTCAACGACAAAAAGCTGCTGAGACCAAAGTCTGCTGCATTGACAGTAATGGTTTTTGTAGTGCCCAGGTTATAGACATGATACTTGTATAGAGGAACTGCTGTGCCTCCTCCAGTTGTAGCTACTGGAGCGGGAGTCAAAGTATTAATCTGTGACTGCAAATTATTAATAGCAGTCATCATTTGTGATATAAGGCTATAGTCAATTACAGCATTGTCTGTAGGTAATACTAGGCTTTGTGACATTAAAGTTTATCTCCTTCTGGATGGATAGAAATTTCTTTCTCCCCCGCCTTTATAATAACTGCATCAAGCCATTCTAGCACATCTGGATCTGTTATGTGGCGTCTTTTTGAATCGCTTATAAGATATATTTTACCATCTGCAATGTTCTTTACCAAAGTCCCGTCTCTAAAGCCCAGGAGACCGCTGGTACTTAAATTAGATATCTTTGATTCAGAAGTCTTTATAACTGGAAGATTCCACGACAACATAGCTCTATCTGAAACAAATTTAAATTT